CTGGTGGTGGAGATATAAAGGTCCACGTCCAGCAAATTAGCGAAGCCCTGAAGGCTATCGCGGCACTGACTGGCGTAGAGTTGCGTTAGTGGCCGCCCCCTTCACGGCCAAGCCTCCCGCCGGTATTGACGAGCGCGGTAAGGCCGGGGGGATGTATCAGCGGCTTGCTTCTGGCAAACCGCTGCTAAAACACCATAAAGAGGCCCTCCAAGAGGTTTACGAGATTCTCGAAGAGCCCGGGGGCCTACAGCCGCTGCTGACAGCGGCACTTGCGGTCTCGGCTGCCGACATGATGTACTGGGCCAACGCCCTAGCTAAACGTAAGGATGATGCCGAGAACTCCGGCAGGTTGTTCTACCGGGCGGTACGCGGCATGATACACGTGGACAAGTACCTGCGTGAGTACCGTTCTGCCCGCGATGATAGCGTCGGGGACATCAGTATGGTGGTATTGGACGGTAATCCAACAGAATCGTGAGTTCTGTCGTTGATATCAACGATATAGTGGCGTGGTCAGAGTCTCTGGCCGGATTCTATGTAAGTGACGCGTCACAGGAGAATGGCAGGACCATGCCGGGTCCGATACGCCTGAGAGAGCATCAGAAGCGTATACTCAGGCACATATTCACGAAGGATGATGAGGGACGCTTCCCCTACGACACTGTTGTCTACAGTTGTCCAAAGAAATCGGGGAAGACCCTTATGGGAGCACTGGCGGGACTGTGGTTCGCACTGACACAGGAGCCGCCGAACGAGATATATGTCTGTGCTAATGACTTTGAGCAAGCACAGGCGCGTGTCTTTTCTAAGATTGCTTACGCGGTACGTAAGAACCCGAAGCTGCCCAGCGCGAAGGTGACGCAGAAAGAGGTGGTGTTCGGGGCGACAGGGACGCGTATCATCGCCTTGGCGAGTGAATACGCCTCTGCCGCGGGCTCGAACCACGGTCTAACGCTCTGGGACGAGCTCTGGGCATACAATTCGCGTAACTCGGAACGGTTGTGGGACGAATTGACGCCTGTCCCTACCCGCCTGAACAGTATGCGGTTTATAACGACGTATGCCGGGTTTCAGGGGCAATCGGATACGTTATGGGACCTTTACAAGCGTGGAGTAGGCAAAGATGAGCTTGCCGATGGTAAGGGCAAGCCGATAGATGGGCTCGAAGGTCTGCCGTGCTTCGCTAACAATAAACTCTTCGTCTACTGGGACCATAAGCTCAGAAGGCATCCCGGTATCGTCGGGAGTGTGAAGGAGTATCACCAGACCCAGAGGCAATCGTTGCGTCCATCCGCTTACTTGCGGATGCACCAGAACCGCTGGACGACCGATGAAGAGGTATTCATAGAGCCGGAGCGCTGGGACGCATGTGTCGAACAGAGCGCGGCTCCGATTATTAGTAGCAATAAGCGCGTGGTCTGGTTACACGTGGATGCTTCCACCAAGCGGGACAGCTCCGCAGTGGTGGGAACATACTATGACCGCGAGTTGGAGAAGGTGGTGCTGGCCAATCATAAGATTTGGCAGCCCACGCCGGATGAACCGCTGGACCTAGAGGAAACGATAGAGCGGTACATTCTGGAGTGTTTTACCAAGATGCGGGTAGCGGGTGTGTCGTATGACCCCTTCCAGTTCCACCGCTCGGCTACCACGTTACGGAAACGTAACCTGCCGATGGTGGAGTTCCCGCAGACACAGCCGAACCTGACTGCGGCATCCCAGCAGTTGTACGAGTTGCTGGAGTACAACAATCTGGTGATGTACCCGAGCGTTGAGCTCAGGAAGCAGGCACTGGATGCGGTTGCGATTGAGAAGAGCAGGGGCTGGAGGATAGCCAAGGACAAGACGTCGAATAAGGTGGACGCGATTGTCTCGCTGGCGGCTTCGGCCTATTTTACAGTCAAGCAGGGGGCATATGCGATTGATAAGCCGCTCGTGCTTGAAAGTGCGTTCGCAGACGATTCACCGGCGCGGTTACCGGGAGAGGAGAACCTACCGTGGATGTTCAGGGAGGCTTGACTCAGCAGGTGTGCGGTTATGCGGAGTGCCCGGACTGCGGGCAGGCGGGATTTATCCCCTTCGGGATAAATATGCTCTGTGAATGCGGGTCACTACCGCGGGTACACGGTAATGTGTACGTGGAAAGCAGGGATGGCACTATCCTCCCCATTCATATTCCCGAGTTCGTATGGACCGGTGCGAAGGTGGAGAATTGAGACGTGACCTTAAAATGCGTCTTATACAGGAGCGGTTACAGTGCGACTGGTGCGGCAAGTGGCTGCACGGTGTTGGCGATTTACACGAATGGTTGGTGAAGCGTAATGTGCTCCCTAAAAACCAACAAATATTCGATGAGCGAAACTGTGCGCTTCTTCACCATAATTGCCACATGCGTTATGGCCAGACGAAGGCGATGGCCGAGAAACTTGCACCTATCTTTATGAAACGGTATGGGAGAGATGCTATGGTCGCATTTGTAGAAGGATTGGAGTTGCGACAGCCGTCGCAATTTATGCAATGGCTGAGATAGGCGAACAAGAAATCATGCGGCGGTTCACCGCCACCCGTGCCAAATGTGACAAGTGGCACAAGCGGCTCGAGGAATACGAGCGGCTGTATGACTTGGAGCACTATCAAGGTAGCCGGGCAAAGGCTGGGGAGAGGCGTATAACCCTCGCAAAGCCCATGAATATAGTCGATTTGGCGGTCGGTATCCTGACGGCCAACGACCTTAACGTACAGGTGGTAGCGTCTGAGGATGAGGATGAGACCCGTAAGCGGGCCTCCCTTATCGAGCAATTCCTCGATGGCGTGCTTTACGTGAACTCGGAGCGGCAGGAGACCGATTTGAGGTACGACTGGACGTTCCATCAGACCAGAGACGGTGCTGTGGCTATCCGTAGTATCTGGGACCCCAGCTTCGACAGAACCCTGCAGGGCGAAACATTTGAGGAATTACCGCTGGTCGTGGACGTAATCCCGGCCAAGTACATGTTCCCCGAGCCCGGCGGAAAGCAGGGCAGGTGGAAATGGGTCTTTTACGCTATGGAGCGCTCGGTCTCAGATGTAGAGCAGGAGTACGGGGAACTGGCCAAGTTCCGCACCATGAAGGGTGCCAACAAGGAGACCCGCAAGGGCACCTTCTTAGATTACTGGGCGGAAGTGCCCACCGTAACAGAAGAGGGCGTCTCCTACGAGATACACAACGCTGTGCTCTACGATGGGCGCATTATCATCCCTCCCAGAGTAATGGAGGGTTATCGCGATATTCCCTACACATTTATGTTCTATAAGCCCGTCGGTAAGGTAAATCCCGAGGACTGGGGCCAATCAGCCCTGCGTCCGATAGAGAACCTTGTCGGTGAGCTGGAGTGGCGTATCAACCGGCAGACAAGGATGTTGAACGTGTTCGCTAATATGCCGCTGGTGGCCCGGGTACGTGACGGCAGGCCGGTAAAGGTCGATGCCGCTTTCGGAGATGTGGTCTCTCTGGGTGAGGGCGAAGACCTCGCCTTTCCTCAGTGGCCGGGACAACCGCCTGATGCCAAGGACCAGATGCAAATGGTCAATGCGGAGATACAGGAAGGCTCTTTCCCACAGAGTATGTACGGCGAAGGGCCCGGAATGGCCTCCGGTTATGCCATGTCCCAACTGGGGGATGCGGGCCGTATTCGCCTTACCCAGCCTCAAAAACAACAGGAGCGTGCTCTGGCAGTATGGGCACGTAAGACCTTGTGTCTATTACGCGAGTTCGCGCCTGATTTAGCAGTACAGGTATACGGTAAGCTGAAGGGAGTGCCCTTCAACACCAAGTTGACCGGTAACGACACCGAGGGTTTCCGGGTGGACTTCCAGCTGAAACCCAAGTTCCCGAACGACGAGAGCAGGAAGGTGGCAATGGCTACCCAGACGAAGGATACCCTGTCGGCAGAGACCCGGATGGAACGGTACTTGGATGTACAGCAACCGGACCAAGAGGTCAGGAAGGTACTGCGGGAGCAGGCAGAACAACACCCCGCTATGGTCGAGTTCCAGATGATGGCCGAGTTCGAGCGGCTTGCGGCGCAGGGTAACAAGGCCGCCCAGCAGATGCTGGCCAAGATGCAGGCCGAGGGTAGTAGCCCCAATAAGCCCGGCCCTAATCCGCAACTTCCCAAGCCCGAGCAGTTCGGTGGTTTACCCACTAATAAGCCGGGTGAAGTGACACAGCAGGAAGCAGGGCTCGCCCCTCCGGGGCAGGAGCCCTTACAGGAGCAGGATAGGTTACGGGAGGGAGTTCCACTGACATGATAGAGGTTAGGAATGGAGCGATTATCGTGACAAATAAATATGACCCTAAACGCAAGCGGTCTATGACCAAGAAAAAAGCAGAGAAGATATTGAAACACGGGAAGGTCAAGGGTAGGAAGTTGACCCCCAAACAAAAGCGGTTCTTGTACGCTAAGGTTCCGAGGCCGCCCGTTGACTAAGTTACAGCGCCGGTGGGAAACGATTGCCGAGAACGCGGATAACCGCTGGCGTGCTGCCTTGGACCGTCCTGAGCGGAAGCGTGAGTTCTTCAGTGGTTTAGAGCCGGGAGACTTCGCTTACTTGAACATGAAATACGGACCGCAGTCCGTAAATGAATATATTGCCGAGATGGGCAAGAAGGAGTCTACCGATGCCATGGTGGGAAAGTGAACAACAGGTAAAAGAGAAGAAGGCCAAAGAACAGGCGAAGAAGGCCCGCCGGTGGGGTGACCCCGACAAGGGTTCCGGCGGGCGAGGGCAGGATTACTTCCAGCGTCAGGCTGAGGCAAATCGCCGTGAGCGCGAGAGAAGGGAAGCCGCTGAAGCTGCCGCCCAACGACGGGCAGAGCAGGATTACTGGGAAGGCGAAAAAGCCAGAAATGATGCACAGCGCCAACGCCAGCAAGAGGCGGCCGCTGCGGCTGCGGAGATGCAGAAGTTTCAGACCGCTGCCGAGGTCCGTGCTGTTAGACCTCCCACCACTCAACAAACTCCCGGTGGCCGTCCGATGGGCGGACCACAGGGCCGTCCGTCAGAAACGGAAGAAGATGAGCAGGAGTTTCAAGAAGAGATAGCCCGTGCCCCGGTCTGGATAGCGGAACAGCAACAAATTGGTTCCGCCCACACCGCGGCTCCCCCAGAACCTGAAATTATTGCGCTGAATAGCTTTAACGACGAGGCTAAGTCCTTTCTCCTTCGGGCGGCTTTAGATACACTAGTATCTCTGGGTAAGTTACAGGCTATGGCTGGTGGCGGGATGGTGGCGCAACTCACTGGCCAAAACAAAGCAGATATAGTCGAGTTGGCAGAGGCACTGGACCCGGTTGGCACGGTGTTCGAGTATGGCACACGGGCAGCATTAGATGAGTACGGGCTGGCTGGCGGTGCTTACGAGTATTTACCGCTCATGGTGGGCATGATAGGTTCGGTGGGAACCGCGGCATTTACCGGGGGCCAAGCCGGTACGGGGGGTGCCGCGGTTAAGGGCGGCAAATTGGCCGCACTGGTGGGGCGTAACGCAGATGACATCGTGGCTATTCTTGCCCGCGAAATGAAAAGCCCTGATTTTATTAGAGAATATATCAAGAGAACATCACCTGAAGAATACGCGGAGTTGGCAGCCGTTATTGGCAGGCGCTTAAAAGGAGCAATTTTCGGTCAGCCGGGACACCTTATAAGCCCTGCTGACGCAGATGTAATCCTTAAGAAAGCCGCTCCTGTAGCGGACGAAATGACACAGGCTGGCTACCGTAGTATCACGGCTGGCGGAAAGAGGGCAATAGAGATAGGCGAGGATGTCGCAAGGACCGGGGCTCCCCAATCAAGCGTCTTCAGTTCCCCGGCCGCCATCGCCTACGGGCGCAACCTCCAGATTCGCTCAACCGCCGCTGGAGTTAATAAACAAATTGCCGGTGAGTTTTCGCCGCACGGTGGCTGGGTTGTGAATACGGGCGAGACTTTAATAAAAACTAGAAATTGGCAAGCGGCGGCGGACGACCTCGCGCTAAGACTGGCGAAACAGGCCGGGATGACTGCCGACGAGGCCATGGCGGTGGTAAGGCGTATAGCGGGAGATGCCGTCCAAGACGGCATGGAGCACGTACAAAGCGCGGACGATTTCGTTGAGTTCGCAGGAAAGGTTCTCGATGAGGCCGGGGTAGTGCTCCCGGTCGGCCGCTGGGGCGGCGCCGGGCTCGGC